CTATCATTAACCGATGGACTAAGCTGTGAACGCAGCAACCCGCACCTAACAGTGCGCCTTTATGTGATCATGACGAAAAATGGACGAAATAAATTTGGTGGTAGTAACAACCCAAATCGGACTAGTGATAACAGGAAGGCAAGGACAGAGCCTCTTGAGCCTTACTCGGCAGCACCTTTCGAAAGGAGGGAGCGAATCGACAAACCAAGACGCCCGCCACGACCCGAAGCTGCACCTTACAACGGTGTGCGTGCTTCCAACGTGGCCCCCTCTGAGTATAACCAAATCAAACGGGTGCTTGAAGAAGTACCTGGAAGGATTGATATCGGCGATGCCGTCCAATTCTATAAGATTTATAATTCATCAGAGCGAAGAGCGGCTATCGAAGAGTTCCTCGATTTACCCCCTCCTGGACAGTATAAGACTGTCAGAGAAAGAGGGGGCAATTGGAAAGGTCTCAGAGGAGCTTGTCCAGTCGTTAGCGATGATACATTGCGAAGCCAGCTACACGGCGCTAGGCTCGCTAAATTCTTCGCACAATCTTCACCGTTTTACGAAGTCAATCGCCGTAGCGTCAGAGCTTTACGCAATATCGCGCCGGTGGTTTTGAAGGAGAAAGGAACTATGTTTGTTCGTGAAGGAGTTTCGATTGAGTACGATATACCTGAACCCACAGTGTATGTCGGTCAGTACGAAAACAGACACTATGCAAAGAAGCCATCTCGACGGGAGAGGAAGATCGACAACGGCACCTACAAGCCAGGTGCTAACCATAAGAGTGATGCTCTTAATGGTAGGCAAGGGGAAGAGACGGACGATAATGGGGTCGAGGCCCTGTGTATGTTTCCCCGCGCTACATACGACGCTTATGGATGGACCACCCGCATGGAACCCATATATATGAGCGAAAAGGTGATGAGTGCTTCTCATAAGAGATATCTCGTCACACGCTACGCCACCACCGATAACTATTGTGCCGGCGCCGTGATACAGCCATTACAGCTATGCCCACAATGTAGGCAATGTGCCGCCCACAACATCGCCATGATGGAGATCGCCATCGAAGAACTTGATGACCCACCTGAGCTGTACATTCCTTGTACTGAAAGCTGCGATCCAATCATTGTTACACAACCTGAGGGTCAATTTCCTGACTCGCAAGTTAGGCACCTCATTGCTTGTGCGTTGATCGACCCTGAATTGACCGTTAACCATCGATGCACTACCCTTAACGGTTCGCACGGTGAAGCTACTGAGAGCGACGACGTCAAGAAGAGTGGCGGCAAAAATACAACTAGCGTATTGAGCAAAATCGCAGGCATTGAGGCACGTCTCGCCCGCTTGCTTGTTGCTCCACGTAATGGCAGGAAGATGCGCAAGAAAGGTGGTGGTGGAGGTGGGGGTCGCAGTGGTGGTAAAACACAGACTGGTAAACGCAAGGGCACGAGTCGAATCAACCGTGGAGCAACCGGCGCTGCCAATGTCAATGTTAGTGCTTTGGGTAACTTGCACCCGCACACACAGAAATACCTAATCGCTCTATCGAACCCCCACAGCCAAAACGCCGAAGGTGTCGGCAGTATTGTCAATGCCCACAAGACTAGAAAGGCGAACGCAAGACACACTTTTACCGTTGAACCAACAAACTCTGCAGGTGTTTTCTTGTTCTTCGCACCTAGCGGTGAGAACAACCTCGCGCAGATATTCCAGTGGCAGACTCCCACCACTGGTGTTGCCACCTACAACGGTAGTGTCGTTACTGGTGATGTTTCTAGATCACGCATCGTCTTCTCTGAGTTGCCCTATGACTCGGCCACACTTGGTAGTGAAGGGGCGAACACGGATAATTACCACCAGTCGCGTATCTTATGTCTTGGGGTGAAGGTCACTGCCATTGGGCCTATTCAATTCAGAGGTGGAGAGCTTGTCTTCTATGAAGGTGACAACCATCAGAATATTGTTGGTTCATCCGCTAATAATGCGAACGTAATATGGACCAGCATCAATGGTAAGCGTACTGCACGTCGCGTCGACCTTGCACGTAATCAGAGTCACGAGTTCACTATCACTCCCCACACTCAAGTCGAACATGAATTCCGCAACAGTGGATTACCCAACACTTTTCCAAACTCGTACCAGTATCCATTTTCTGAGCAGGGGGCTCAATTTGGTACAACTGCTCAAGGAGGTACAGCTAACGACGGTTCACCTTGTATGGTCCTCGTCTTCCCCGAGACCTCCGCCGGAACTTCTGTAAAGTATCGCATTGAGTGTATTCTTCACGTCGAGTACATCGGCGGTGTTACGAAGAGTAGTGCCACCCCCACCCACTCTGATGTTTTGACTGGTAAGATGATTGCCGAGACTGTCGTCAAGGCAAAACAAACCCATCACTTGGAGCCTCATACCAACCTTGTTGGTGATATCTTCAAGAACGTCATGAGTGAGCTCACCGCGAAAGCAGTCAAGGGTGGTACCGAGATGCTTAAGAAGGAATTGGCTAACCCTGAACTCGCTGGTGCCGCCTCCACTTTTGCCATGGGTTTGATCGGTTTATAGGGGTGCGCCCTAGCCGCCTGCGTGGTTGCTAGGGATGTCATCACGATGTCCCATATTGTATTTAAATGTATAAAAATTTTTATGTGCCTTGACTTTATTTGTTTGTTTGTTTTGATATCTCAACTCAATGGTTCTAATGGGGAGTGCACCAACACCGATGACCATGATATGCCACGTAAGGCGAATATCCTTAATTACGGTTCCAACGGTAGAGAGGATCCGCCCGTTGGTGGTTACCAACCTAGGCAGCATGGCGGGAAAAATGAGGAAGCTCAGAAACAACGTCTGTTAAAAGAGGTCGCCGAGCTTAAAACCGCCGTGAAGGCCATGACTCTAGACACTGGTCCGCCGGCCGTTCCAAAAGAGTGTAACGTAATTAAACCCGTCATCGTCGCGAAAGGTGGCGGGTCGAAGGAATTGAAACATGTCCGCGATAGCGAATCTGAGGATCTTGCAGGAGTGTGGAAGGAGTGTACCGATTCTGGTCCATTACCAGTAGTTCCCCCTCCCCCCCCTGCACTGCTCAAACCTGAGGACCCAGCATTACGCCAATCCGTACTTGTTGGTGCCCTTGGTCGCACGAGTGCATGGTATAGTTGGATATTTGACTATGCCGCCTCACATTGGAAGGTTCATCACACATTATTCTCAACCGCGATGGCTGGTGTCACCGTCGTCGCGCATGCGCACCCTATAGTTGCCATTCCCTCTGCATGTTGCGCCATTGCCGCTGGCGTGAAAGCATATTATACTCAGGACAACAGGCCGTACATACGTCAGTCACCAGAATTGACTTCATCTGGGATTACCACCTCTGAGAAGGATGGTGATTGGACTAGGTGCGAGGCCATTGTCGAGACTAACGAAGCCTACGGTGTCGACTTTCGCAATGTCTTCCATGAGAAAGTAGAGGAGCAGGATTTAATTGATTTGTATAAGATCGGCTATAGGCAGTTCCATCGAATTGAGATTCATCCAACGATACTTGATTATCTCCGGCGCCAAAATGCCGCTGTTAATAAGCATTCGTTTGGTGGTTTCAAGCAGCAGCTTAGGGCGTTAGAGTGGGTTTCAAAGGTTGATACACACATTGTTGATCGCACGGTGATGGTTGCGGTACAGCGCGTTCAGCTTACTCAATTCAGGTCTTCTCAGTATCTCTCCTTTTGTGAGGATGGTCGACTTGTGTTGAATAATGCGCTGATAAAGTAGTTATTTGGCGTGTGTGCCGGGTGTAAATTTGTAAATATTTATCGCCACTACGGCGAAGATTGTTTGGTCGTGAAGAAGGATTGGAAATATAAACCTAATTTGAACTTTCAGTTTGATAAGATTAAATTTCGGTCTGTCAAGGACTATATCAACTTCGTTGAAACTGGCAACTTAGGGTTCAGGACGATCGGCACACGCGGGGACCAATACAAAACTGTTTTTGGACCATCATTTGCAAACTCAGGAGTTATTTATCGTGACTCCACTGTTAATTTGTATAAAGCTCACTCAAGGTTGACCGCAATGCGGTTTCCCCTTATCGATGGTAAAGATGAGGAGATGGATCGTAATCAAGCTTCATGTTGTGACGACAACCTTTTCTCTGATGTGTTTACCTCTTGGGTGACACACGTCATTGTCCATTGTGCTGATGAATTTCAGCGCTTCCCAGATTCCGTTGTCGCACGGATGGATTATTGCGACCAGCCGCACACAAAACGTGCGATGAGGGTTCACGAGTTTAACCAGCTCGTTGAGAGTGGCAACATATCGTATGGTCTTTTTACCACCCAGGCTCTTGGAAAGAATAAAGTTATCGAGTTTGCTCGTAACAATAAATATCCTAGGCTTGTTAACGATATGAGCACTCCAGGCTCACTATGTGCAGGGTTCATTGTTGAGTCAGTTAAGCATGGGATGGAATGCCCGTTCCACCACGCTATTGGGGGTACCTCGCTTAAAACAGTATTTGCGAGTTCACCATGTATCCCCGCGCTGATTCCTCTTTTTGAGGAATTAATTAACCCTAAAAGCAGCATCTTCTTTGTCTATTACAGCGATGATTCATGTGTTTCAATCGTTTGTCACGATGGTGTGTTCCGTGCAAACGTTGACATTTCGTCATGCGATACCAGTAATGGTCCCTTCGTGTTTAAGACTCTTGAGAAGCTTGCTGCACCTTTTGGCAATATTTCACATCACATGGTTAATGCAGTGAAACAATGTGAATTGCCGCTCGTGTTGCGCAACCCTGCCAACTTGAAAGAGAAGGTTACAATCAAAACTAAGCGACCAATTGAGTATTCAGGTAGTGTGCTAACTACCCCCCTGAATAATGTCGCCAATCAGATGATTGCCACTTCTATACTCTGCCATCTCTCTAGGGTCCCACCAGAGGAGAGATGTATTGCCAGAATGGAGACATTAATAATTGATGCTGCGTATTGCGTTGGTTATACCGTCACCATTGGAGTGTGCAAGAAAGTCCAGGAACTCCAGTTCCTTAAACACTCGCCGTTTTACACCGAGTCAGGATTAACTTGCGCTCTCAACTTCGGAGTTATACTTCGTAGTCTTGGCCAGTGTGATGGTGATTTGCCGGGATCTTCCAAGGTCTCAATAGTCGATAGGTCAGAGTGGTTTAACGCCGCCCTCATGCAATCTTTCGCTAAGTCAGGCAATCACCGTCTTCTTCGTGCTTTACTTAAGAGGTTCAATCGTACTGAGCACCCACTCTCCTTTCGTATGAAGGAGTTGTACTCTAAGACGACCGGTGAATCATTCGGGTCAATTTCAGACGGGGAATTGGCCTTAAGGTATGGGCTCGAAGCGTGGGAAATAAATCAGTTGGAGGAATATATTCTTAAATCAACTGTCGGCTGTCGCATTTTCTGCACAGCTGTCGACAAGGTAATGGCTAGAGACTACGATCTCGCATTTTAGAACCAACTTGTCAGTGTCGCGTGATCAGTAGGATAAAACCGAAACTTCCACGTGTCCCCGCAC